GGCATAATCCCCACGGAGGTACTTAGTGTATGTGACATTCTTTTGTTACATGCATGGCATGCGTTAGGTATACTAGCGTCACGCACGCTAGTATAGCTTATTTTAGGTTTAGTAGCGTCATGAACGCTACTAAGGCTTTATCGTGAATGTTGTTTTTAGACAGTCACGCACTGTCTTTAATCATTATTCCTCGTATGCAACGAGTTCTATCTTTATCTTGAACCTGGAACATGTTCGAAAACTGTACTGACCCATTTCGGGATTGTATGTTTGGTCTTTACAATCCGTCAAGTATGACCACAGCACTATTTGTTTCCAAATTTTGAAATATTTAGTGCGAGCATTTATGCTCACCTTACTGATGCGACGAAGTGTCGCTCATTTTCTGTCCCATGGAAAATGACAACCTTAATTGGTAGATCTATGATGGTAATTAACCATCCCCAGACGTATTAGATCCTTTGTAGGACTATTACTGGTAAAACAAAGCTTGCAATTTATATGGTAGTACCAGAACTTTGCAATAACTATTTACGGTGCGCTATACCACCATAAAGTATGGCCCACAATCGGCCCGGGACAATTTATTGTCACGGGGAGCCACAGACTCGTATGCTAGTTGTTTTGAAAGAGCTTGCTCTTAGACATAGTTGGGAAATCCTTCGGGAGTAGTACAATACGGGTCGCTAGTTGAACCAATCAAATCTAAAATTTTTAGATTTTGGTTCACTTGGCTCATTGATTATTATATTAACAATGAGCAGTGAATTAAAATCATCAAAGAAATTTAACAATCGGTCGAATATGACCAAAACAAAGAAGAGTGCTGGGCAAAGGAAGCCCCAGCAATTATCGAGGAGGACTAACGTGGAGGGTTGTGGAGGACCACAACGTGATAATTGGTACGAGAAGAAGGCTACTTACAAGAAAAAGTATAAGCTTGATGCTCATTTAGGAGAAGAATCTCTTGATCAATTTGAACGTTTCACATCGTTGGCTAACGATTTGAAAGATAAGTTTGGAGGATATAATGTCGATTCTATAGTTAGAGAAATTGAATCCTTACTTGCTGTCAGCGTTAGTATGTTGAATTCATCCAATATGGTGGGGGTTATGTCAAGTGTATTTCAATATTTGCAATCACATTTGTCTGGCTCTGTTATTTTGAGTGTTTTTGATCATTTATCTGAATCTTTTGGGTGTAGAATTGAACCACATTTGGGACAAACATCACCTCAATCTGATCAATGGTTGGATTTATTACGAGATATTAAGACGAATTGGAAGATTGCCATTACTAATGGTTTCTTCCGTCGTTTTTCATCATTATTAGGTATTTTAGTATCAGTTGGATTATGTAAGGCTAGTGCCGTAACATTTAAAATTGATACTTTTACTGTATGGGAACCAAGATTATTGGACAGACATACCAATTGTGTTGATATTGTTGATGCCATTGTAGAAACAGCAAGTACATTTTGTGAAAGTATTTATTTATGCTTTCGCGATAAGTCATTTCTGCCGTTATTTACAGGAGAATCTGCAATGCGCACATTGGATGAGAAATTTAACAAAGTTGAAGAGTGGTGGGCTCTTGAACGATGTGGTAATTTGAGATCTATTGAGGGACGAGAACCGCATGAACTTGATCATTTGATGCGAGACACTGAATTATCCTTTCAGAAAATATTACAGACATTGAAACCAAATACATTTGAGCATAATATGATCAATCGTAAATTTCAACGTTTAGTAGCTATCAGAGGGGAATTTGTGTTGCATCAAATTAGTAGTGGTATTCGTCCTGCTCCTTTTGCGATTGAATTTTATGGTAAGAGCTCTCAGGGCAAAACAACATGTTGTGACCAAGTTGTTGATGCTCTTTTAGCTAGTGCCGGATTAGATTCAAGTAAGAATAGGCGAGCCACAGTCAATGCTGGTGATAAATTTATGTCGAATTGGACATCACATAAATTAGTTATGATTGTCGACGATGTTGGCAACACAAAGGCAGATTTTGTTGAACAATCTCCTTTGCGTTTGCTGATTGATGTAGCAAATAATCAAATGGCATACGCTGCCAAGGCTGATTTGTCTGATAAAGGTAAGGTATTTATTTCACCAGAAATCTTGGCTGTTACAACAAATGCGAAGAATTTAAACGCTTATCAGTATTCGGTTAATCCATATTCTGTACAGCGTAGATTTATTTGCATTACTGTTGAGGTTCATCCATTGTTTCAAGACGAAAATGGTACTCTTGATCCTTATAAGGTTAAGGAGTATCAATTACGTGAGAAACCTCAATTTGATGATATTTGGCAATTGACTATTGAGACAGCAGTCAAACCTTGTGAAGAAAACCGTGTGGCAGAATATAAACCTGTTACATGGCGTGATCAAGATTTGGTGAAAGTTCCTTTTGCAGTTGCTTTGAATTATCTTATTGAGACGTTTCATAAACACAGATCAGTACAACAACATTTAGTTGAAACAGCTCGTGCACGAAGACAAGAATTGATTAAGTGTCCTCATGAAGGATGTTGTCAGTTAGCTGGTTATTGTATGGAGCACCACAAATTGGATGCCCATTTTGGTCAATTGACTCATATACCTAGCGCTGTTAGCTTCTTAGGCACTTCTTTGATGTCTGATATGCAAATGTTGTATACTGATTTTGACTCATTATCTGGAAATCTATTACGTTCATATGGTAGAAAATTGATGAAAAAGCATTCTATTTATTGTTTAGTACCTAGGGATTGGTTAACTAATCCAAGGGTGAGACAATTATTGATGCTTATTGATTCTAAATCTGTTAAACGTATAGCTTACAGGTATTTATGTGTTACAGTTTTGATAGGTGTACTTGCATGTTATTTTTTGTATATGAGTTACGCTAATGATCAAAGTGTTTGGTTTTATTTTGCCCTTTTGTGTATATTGGCTTTGTATTTGCGCGTTTCCGCTTTTCGTTGATCTGTTCGTGAATCCTTTATTGAACAAACTTACAGACGAAATGAAATTTCACCAATGTTAGATGAATATCGAGACAAATTGGTGAAGGGCGCAATTGCAGTGAGTGTGTCGTATGGAGCAGTTTATGCTATTGTGCGATTACTTAAGGCTTTTAAGAAAGAATTGAAACCTATAATGCTGCAAGGATCATTGGCACCAAAAACAATTGAAGAAGTAAATCAACGAGACGCTGAGGTTAATCCTTGGTGTGAGTTGGTAAAGCGTCAATTGCCCATTTGTAAAAAGGCGCAAACTTCAACATCAGATGATTTGGTTAGATTAGTGTGTAAGAATTTGACCTATGTGAAGATTACAGATGATGATGGCAAGCAATATTTTGCTAACTCATTATTTGTTAAATCTAATGTAGTTTTGATTCCGAAACATTATTTTGATCGAGTTGGAATGAGTCTCAAGTGTGAATTCCGCAAGAAGTTACCAAAACAGAATGGCGGAAAATTTTATGCTGAGATTGATTTTGCTCAATCATATCATATACCAAATACAGATGTTGTTATGTGTTATGTCTCAAGTGGTGGATCGTACAAGGATCTAACAGGATATTTTCCTTTAGATCGTGTGCGATCCGTACCATTTCAATGGGTCTGGCGCAATGAAGATGGAGACGTAGAACAGTCTTGTGGAGTTACATCACCTCAAAGAGTAAAAACAACCGATTTTTATTATGAAGGTGGAACTTATAATATTACAATTCCAACTAAATTTGGACATTGTGGTGCAATTTTAGTTTCACAAACTCGTGGAAATTGTATTGTTGGTATGCATTTGGGAGGTGTTACTGGTACAACAAGAGGTGCATACGGATTGATTTTGCACAAGCATATTTTGGAGGGACTCTCGTTTTTAGACAAATGCGAGGGTAACATAATCACTGCTAGTGCTGAATCATTTCCAAATGAAATTCTTGGTGTGTCCACATTTGATGAACAAGGAAGTATACCTCGTTCTAGTGCTGTTCATTATATGCCACAGGATTCTCAAATTGAATTATATGGAACTTGCGGACAAGCTTCTACTTTTAAGAGTGATGCTCAGAAATTACCTATATCGGAAATTGTAGAAGAAGTTTGCGGGGTTCCCAATATTTATAGAGGACCTGTGGAGAAGCCAGCATGGTTTGGGTGGCAAACCTGT